TGCGAGCCTGTCGGCGTTCGCAATCAGCAGATGCAGCGGGACATCAAGACGCTGCAAGACCAATGCGATGAGGCACGCCGGGAGGTTTGCGCGTGGCAGGGCGCAACCTCTGGAAAGTCATTCAAGGACACCGCAGCCGTGCGCGGCTGGGACTGCTTCAAGGAGCCAGCATGACACAACCAAGCGAATTGGCCGAGAGGCTGCTAGAGCATTGGCGAAGCACGGGCATGACGCTCTGCGTCGAGGCCGCAGCGCAGATCGAAGCGCAGCGCGAACGCATCGCGCAACTGGACGATGAAGCCTTGCGCGTGGCTCGCCGGAACTCGCTGCTTGTCATCGAATGCGATGACCTCAAGGCCCGGTGCAACCGACTGACGCAACAGTTGCAGGAACTTGAAGCGAGGGAGCAATGATCAGAGTCATCGAAACAGCAACTCCGATCACTATCGTTCTGACGCAATTTGAGGTTGGGATGGCGGCAAATGTCGGATTCAGGCGGCAACTCATCGCATCAATGACGGGTGCAAAACCACGATTCAGAGAGCAGCATCCCGGCCAACTTTGGTACTCGCACATCGCAGGAGCATGCGCGGAACTCGCAGTTGCCAAGCATCTCGGAGCCTATTGGGATGGATCGGTCAATGTCAGCACGCGCGAGGACATCCCCGGATGGAGTTGTGATGTTCGCTTCTCGCCTCGCGTGCCAAAGGTAAAGCCAACAGACACGCTGCGAATTGTGGCGGTAAAGGGATCGCCGGACGACATAACGAAATACACGATTCTTGGATGGCTGCACGCTGATGAGGCAAAGCAGGACGAATGGCGCAGCGATAATGATCCACCATGCTTCTTCCCACCAGAGAACGCATGGCGAGACATCGCAACACTTGAACGCGATACAATGCCATCGCAAGCCCTTCGAAATAAGGGGATTGGGGTAAAACTGCCATGACCTTGCCACGCGAACGATTCCGAGCAATCTCCAAGACCCGCTACCTGCTGGGCGCGTTGTGCGATGCCAAGCGCACGCCGGGAATCCCGAAGCCGATCAGGGACGAGGCAGCAGCGTGCCTGAAGCACTACCCGTCGCCGCTGGACATGGACGAGGCCATCAGCGGGCTGCGACTGGCTGCACAAGTGTTCGCAGCAGTTGAACCGATCCCACGCAGGAAGCGGCGACCACCGGAGTAGGATTCCCAGCGCAGGAGCGACGGATGCCACGGATGGCACTTCCCCTTCCATCTCGCGACTCGGCGTGGCACGCTAGCAGCATGCCCGATAGCCTCACCGTTACGGTTGGCATCCCACCTCGGGTGTTGAGTCCGAACGCGCGTTGCCATTGGGCCGTCAAGGCCAAGGCCGTCAAGCGTGCCCGCGTCGAGTCGTGGGCGCAGGCCCAGATCGCCATGCACGAAACGAACTGCAAGGGCGGATGGAAGGCCGCGTCTTGCGTGGTGCATTGGTACGCACGCGACTCGCGCAGGCGCGACCGGGACAATTGCCTAGCCAGCCTAAAGGCCACCTTCGACGGGCTGACCGATTCTGGGCTGTTGGTCGATGACAGCGGCATCACGCACCTGCCGCTAGTGCTTGCGGTCGATCCCAAGAACCCTCGCGTGGAACTGCATCTCACACAGGAGGCCGCGTGAAGCGCAAGCCCAAGCCCAAGCCGAAGCCCAAGACGAGCAAGATCGGCGAGATCGTTGTGCCGCCACCCCAGATCCCTGTGGGCATTCAGCCACCATGGAAGGTGACGCACCACGGACGCAATGTGCATGTGGTCGATGTGCCGTTCGTACAGACCAGCGGCAAGAGTCAATGGATTCTGCTCCTAGCCGACAATCACACGGACAATCCATCGGCTGACCGGAAGATGGAGGAGCGTCTGCTACGCGAGGCAGTCGAGAAGAAAGCCATCATTTGCAGCATCGGCGACACGCTCGACTTGATGGGCGGGAAGGCGGACAAGCGGCAAAACAAGGCGGCCATGCGCTCTAGCCTGCTGGCTTCCAACTACTTCGATGCGGTCATCGAAGATGCGGCGAACTTCTACGCGTCGATCCCCGGCGCGGTCGAGCATTGGGCGGTTCTAGGCGAAGGCAACCATGAAAGCGCGTACCGGAACAAGTCAGAGGTTTGCCCGGTGCAGAACCTTGCGCGTGCCATGAAGTCGCGTGTGCAGAGCCAGTTGCAGGCAGGCGGCTACACGGGCTGGATCGTCATTCGACTGAACATCAACAAGACCATCTTGCCATTCACCCTGTACTACGCGCACGGCGCATCCTCCGGCGGTCAGCAGTCCATGGGCATCCTCGACGCGAAGCGCACGCTCGCTTATGTCGAGGGCTGCGACATGATCTGCATGAGCCACACCCATGACTCCAATGTGGCCGGGACGGCTCGCCTGAAACTCGACTCACACAACGGCCTGTATCAAGTCAAGCAACGCCATGTTGACTTCTGCCGCATCGGTTCCACGAAAAATGAGTGGAAGGCAGGCGAAGGATCTTGGATCGTGGAGAAGGGCGTTGGCCCCAAGCCCATTCGACAGAAGTGGGTGCGGCTTTGGGTTCAATGGGAAAGCCACAAGCCACGCAGCGGCATGCACCGGGGCCGTCCCCGGCTCTGCTGGGATGTGATCGATGCACAATGAGGCGCGGCTGAAGATCAACGGGCGCAAGTGGCGCGTGCGTCTGGTCAAGGCCAGCGAATTGCCCCGCGACCGATTCGGCGACTGCGATCACCCACCGGGGCCGCATCCCACGATCCGCGTGCGCCGCGACCTGTCGCAGCAGCGGCTAGCGGAGATCGTGTGCCACGAAGTCCTGCATGCAGCCCTACCTTCGCTTTCCGAGGAGGCGACAACCGATGCAGCAGCCGTCCTCGGGCGTGTCCTTTTCTCTTTAGGCTGGCGCAGGAAGCCGCTACCATCCCAAAAGCCATGAGCGAACAGACCGAAGTGAAGATCGGCAAGCAGGTGAGCCTCCAGACCTTGATGCAGGGCGTGCAGACCATCGTGCTGCTCGGCAGCATCGCTGGCGCGTTCTTGATGGTGGGCCGCAAGGATCAAGCCATCGACAATCAAGCCGAACGGCTGAAAGAACTCGCAGCCATCACCGCAGACCTCGCACGCACCGTATCGACCCTCTCCGCTACCGACCGCGAGTACGCAGCCCGCATCGACAGCATCCAGTCCCGCATCGACCGACTTGAAAGGAAACCATAACCATGAGTCTCTACCCAGCAGCCACGGCACTTGGAATTGACGATAATTCCCGAAAGCCACGACTCGCAATGCGGGCCGGATGGAGTTCGCCGCTATACATCGCGCACAAGGACATCACCAAACTGCTCGACCATCCGAACACGATGCAGGAAATCATCAATGGCACGCAGACTGGTAGTAGCACTGATCCAGAAACGCAGTATTGCGTGCGTCTTGGTGTTCCAAGTGGAGCGCGAACCGTCAATCTGTACTGGTACGCACAGGTGCTGTTGAGTGCTTCCACTGGATCTCTTGATACTGTTACGCTTACTCTTGCTAGCAGTTCAACGATTCGTTTCAACATCTATGGTCGATTCCCAGATGCAGAGTCCACATACGCATACACCGCAACAAATGCGTCGCTGACGAATGCACTTGCTTTGGATTCGCTAGGCGCATGGCGAACGATTGGTCAGATTTATATGGCAACCGGAACTGGTAGTGGTCTGACTCTTTTGCAAGCATCGACGGCAAATCCTGCATTTCATGCTACTGTGCATGAAGTAAGCACAACGCGACGAGTTGCAATCGGAAATATCAGCAGTCCCCAACTTGCAATTCAAGAAATCACATCCCCATTCATGGGACGACAAGGACTCGGTTCGATCAATTCCTCCGCATCGAACGATTCCAACTTTGGTTGGCCGTTGATGGGAGCCACTGAAATCATCGTTGCGCCAATGACAGGCTCTGGAACGCCAAATCCCACCGTCGCCGCTACGGGAACTTCGATTAGCAGTGTGGATTTTGTTGCCGTCGCAGCATCGTTCCATGCATGAGAATAAACGAAACGCATTGATGCAACCGTCCATGCCCATTTGAGTTTGGGCCTAACGAAAGGAACCACATGAAGACCAACTGGAAGACCAGTAGCGCAGGCATCGCTGCCATCCTCGTCGCAATCGGATCGGCCATGAAGGCATTCACCGACAATGACCCGACGACCGTGCCGGACATCGGCGCGTGCATCGCGGCCATCATGGCTGGCGTTGGCTTGATTCTCGCCAAGGACGCTGCGAAGGCCGACTAATGGCGTGGCTGTCCGCACTTATCGCGGCCATCGTGGCCGAGGTGCTAGGCCGCTTCGGCGGCAAGATCGGCAAGACGGAGGCAACCGATGCGAAGGCTGACAAGGCTCTATTGTCTCGCGCTGGCGAGCGCGTGCGCGACTGGGTGCGCTCGTGTCACATTGGTAAGTGAGGGCAGCCCCGTGCGCGTCGGCCCGGAGTGTCGAGTGCGGGTTTACACCCTCACTAGTGACGGGTGGGAACTGTCACCCAACGCCGTGACCATTCCCGAGGGCTGGTACTGCGTCCCGCCGTCGTTCGTGGAGAAGGACGAGCCGCGCTAGACTCGCAGCATGGCACGAAAGCCACGCAAGCAGCCGGAGAAGCCCGCAGAGCCGCCCGCCGTGGTGGAAGCCCATCCGGCCCTCGACATCGACAAGCGCAATCAGAAGGCATCCTTGCGTCTACTACAGCGTGCCGTGACAGCCGGGTGGAAAATTCCAGATGCCGTCATGGAGCAGGCTCCCGACATCTGCTCGCGCATCCTGAACGATGACTTGAGCCAGTCCCGCGATCGCCTGCGAGCCGCCGAGGTTCTAGCGGCCATGATGCGAGACAAGGTGGCAGCGGCCATCGCGCTCGACAAGATGGAACGCTTGGACGATGGGCAGGCTACGGAGCGCATGGAGATCAGCCCCGCCATTCAAGCACGCGCACGCGAGATCATCGCCAAGCGGTTAGGAACCATTGATCGACCCGGAAACTAGCGCGGTCATCGCGGCAGCGCGTGAGTGCCCGGATGTGTTCGCCGAGTTGCTGGGATTCAACCAGTTCGGCCTGCATACGGAGATGCAGGCGCACTTGTCGAAGAACGGCGATGCCGCCATCGGCGTGCCTCGCGGTCACGGCAAGTCTGTGCAGATCGGCATCCGTGAGGCGTGGGAGATTGGCCGGAACCCGCACATCCGCATCAAGCATGTGGGACAGACCGTGGTCAAGGCGCAGGAGCAGATCCGCATGGTGGTGCAGATCATGCGCTCGGATGTCTACCGCGAGGTGTTCCCCGAGATTCAAATCGTCAAGCCCAAGGCTGATGACGATGGCTCTAGCGAGATCATCGTGAAGTCGGAAACCATGCACCGCGACCCGACGATGCAGGCTGCGAACATCTTCGGACGCGCAGGTGGCCGCGTCGATCTGCTGATCGGCGACGATGTGTGCGACCTCCGAAACTCCGTTCTCATCCCGGCAGAGCGCGAGAAGGTCAAGGAAGCGTGGCGCAACAACTGGCTACCCATGCGCGACTTCAGCGCGGGACGGCCCCGGACTTGGCGTTTGTTCACGCCATATCACTCGGACGATCTGACCGCCGAATGGAAGCGCGTAGGCGAGCAGGACGGCACTCTGTTCTGGAGACCGTGCCGGGGCTTTGAGAGTCCGTGGGGTGAGGTGTTCACGCCGGACATCCTGCAATCGCAGCGGCGCGAAATGGGGCCGCTCGGCTACGCACGCGCCTACGAACTCATCCCCGTGTCGGACGAATCGCTGATCTTCCGGCCCGAGTGGCTGGAGCGGGGCTACTACACGGGCGACCCGGCCCATGATGCGACCGCTAATGGCACGGTGGTTGCGGCGATTGACTGGGCATTCACCGCAAACGCCACGGGCAGCGGCGACTACAGCGTGTGCATCATCGCCTTGATGGACTCGCAGGCCAATGTGTGGGTGCTGGAATGCCTCCGCATGCAGGCGACATTCCCCGAGTTCCTGCGCCGCGCCGTGGATGCCTGCGACCGTCTAGGGGTCGCGCAGATCATCGCCGAGGGCAACGGCCCGCAGGCTGGACTGTGCCAGCAACTCCAACAGTCCACTCGCATACCCGTGCGGCGAGTCGCACGCACGAAGGACAAGATCACGCGGGCAAGTGAGGCGCAGGCGATGGTCGAGCAACATCGGCTCCGGCTTCGGTGTCGAGCGGATGGCCGGGTCGAACCGTCCCAGCAGCCAATCGTGGATGAACTCGTCGGATTCCCCGCAGGGGAGCATGATGACACCGTGGATGCCGTGGTGGATTTGCTAGAGCATGCACGCACGCGCCGATATGATCCACGGGCAAAGCCATCCACAATCGCAAGCACCAAGCCCAAACTGTGGCGGCTCTACGGAAACAACCCCTAATGCCAAGTGACGCAAACCAGACTCAAGGCGGCGACCAGATCCGAGTGGCTCCCGTGTTCCAAGCACTCGTCACCCCGGTCGAGATGCAGAGGTCATACTACCTCTCCGTCAACAAGATCCTTCGGCAAGGCTCGCTGGCGTTCCGCAAGGATCGAAACCTCCAGCGGCAGATGCGCTACGACCCCGACATCATGGGGCCGCTCGTCATGCTGCAACTCTCGGTCGCGTGTGCGGAGTGGGCGGTTCAGGTTCCCGCCGACATGCAGGGCGACGAGCAGGCCACGGAGCAGGCTGCCTTCGTGGAGAAACTGCTCAAGAACACCCCGCGCTTCACGGACATGATGCGGCATCTGCTCGACGCGTTGTGGTACGGGCGTTCGGCGGTCAACATGGTGTTCGGCAAGCAGGGCGAGACGATCTACATCCGAGACTGGATGCCGATCCACGGCGACAGCCTGACCATGACCGAACTTGGTCAGTTGGGCCTGAAGGTCGGCCCGCGATACTACACGCAGACCATTGGCGGCGCAGCCCCGGACACGGACAAGATCAATGGCACGGTCATCGGCTGGGATAGCCGCGTCCTGCCGCTGGACGATCAGCAGCGAGCCACCATCGCGCTGCACACCTATCAGCCGCAGGGCGTGGACTTCGATGATCCCTACGAGGCCGAGAACGCATACCTTGGTCGCGGCATGCGCGATCTGGTCTGGTACTACTGGTCGCTGAAGCAGGCCGCGCTACAGAACTGGGCGACCTATATCGAACGCTACAGCATGGGCATCCGCGTGGGTAACTACCCCGTGGGCAATGAGGCTGCGAAGGCTGATATGGAGTCGGCTATGCAGAACCTGCTCGGCGATGTGTCGGTGCTGATTCCGAAGAACGCAGACGGCACCGATGCAGGATTCGGCATCGACATCAAGGAACCGAATGGTGGCAACGCAGAAGCGTTCGCCAAGATGGTTGAGTACCTGACGGAGAACATCAAGGAAGTCATTCTCGGCCAGACTGGAACTTCGCAAGCGGTTACTAGCGGCCTCGGCTCAAGCATCGGCGACCAGCACGCGCAGACGCTCAACCGTCAAGTCACCTACATCGCCAACGCTCTAGCCGAAACCATCACGCGCGAAATCGTTACGCCTTTGTTCCGCATGAACTTCGGCGACGATGCCATTCCGCCGTCGTTCTCATTCAGCGTGAGCAAGCCAAACCCGGATGAGTACATGAAGGCGATTGAGGCGTTCACCAAACTGGGTGGCCGCGTCAGCGAGCGCGAAGCACGCAAGATGTTGGGCCTTGCCGAGCCGGAGGATGACGAGATGGTGCTTCAGGCTCCGGGCGAGCCGGGTATGGCTCCGATTGATGTCCGCCCGATGGGCGACGAACCGGGTGACGCAGGCCCGGATGAAAGCCAGCCGTTTCAGAAGGACAGATTCGCCCTGTCCGATGTTGACCTGACCCCACCCAAGGGCGCAGCCGAGGCCGCTGCTCGTGGGCTGGAACTCCGACGCAAGCACGGTCGAGGCGGAACCGAAGTCGGCGTGGCTCGCGCACGCGACCTGTCGAACCGCAAGACGGTATCGCCGTCCACGGTGCGCCGCATGCACTCGTACTTCGCACGGCACGAAGTGGACAAGCAGGGCGAGGGCTGGGGCGAGGACAGCGCGGGCTACATCGCGTGGCTGCTCTGGGGCGGCGACGCGGGCAAGTCGTGGGCGAAGAAGAAGGCCGCCGAACTGGATCGCGCCGAGGGCAAGGACGAGCAGGCAGCGAAGGCCGACCCCGTGGGCGACAAGATCGCGCTGCTGCGCCGTGAGGGCTATCCGCAGGATCAGGCGGTGGCTATCGCAAAGAGCATGGAGCGGCGCGGCGAACTGCACGCGAAGCGCGGCAACAAGACCAAGGCCAGCAAGCCCAAGGCCCGCCGTCGCAAGTGACGGAGTTCGAGCGCATCTACAAGCGCGGACTCGCCGATGTCCGGCGTTGGTATCTCGCGGCCCTAGCCGCGCAGGTGCGCGACGAGCCGGAGGACGCTGCCGAGGCGTGGGAGCGGTACGGCGAGGTGCTAGGGCAGGTGATGACCCTGACGGCCCTAGCGGGCGCGGCGCAGGCTCACGCGGCCACCAAGGAGCAAGGAGCCGACTGGGAGGCCGGAGAATGGCCGGAGGAGCGTCCGGAGACATTCGCCGCTGCGTCGGCAGGCTTCGGCCCCGGTGCGTACTGGAAGGCTGTGCAGGCGTTCAGGAACCGTATCCCGCGTTCATGGTTGGAGGTGCGCCGCATCCGCGCGAAGATGCGACGGCTGGCCGAGCGCATCGCCAAGGCCGAGAGCCGGGAAGCCATCCGCGACCTGACCAAGCGGCTGCAAGCGTTGCAGGACACGCTGTCCGGATCGTTCCGCGTCAAGGGCGCGACCGACGCGCAGGCTCGACGCATCCGTGACCTGATCGCGCAGAGCATGGTGAACCAGTCCATTCCGAAGGGGCTGAAGACCGGGAGCCTGTCTGCATTCATCCGGCGGGCGCAAGTCGAGGGCATCATCGGCATGACCTCGGCTCGTCTAGAGACGGTCTACCGCACGAACACGGCAACGGCCTACAACGAAGCCACAGCCGAAACGATGGACAGCCCAGCGGTTGCGCGATGGGCTCCGCTTGTGCGACTGGTCGAGATTCACGACAGCCGGACGCGAGGCGCACCCGGCGGCGTGTATCGCCCGAAGGGCAAGAGCAAGAACCCCGGATCGCATTGGCAGATGGACGGCTACATCGCCACGGCGGCTGACATGCGCTCGCAGGGGCTTGTGCCGCCGAACGGCTTCAACTGTCGAGGCTCGCTAGAGCCTGTCACCTTCGATGAGGCCAAGAGCATGGGCTTCATCCGCAAGGACGAAACTCTAGATCGTGCTGCGCTCGCACGGTATAACGCAACCCGGCAACGCATCATCGACAGAGGCGACTACCCCGACCCCGGATTCAAACGATGACCAACAAGACAGAAGATCGGTTCTACTTTGGCAAGCACGGCCAGCCCAAGCGGTTTGCAAAAATGCAGATTGTTGATTCGTGGCAGGCGGGAGATTGGAAGGTTACTTCTGAAATCTACGAGAATGATGGAGTGTGGGCTGGACGGATTTCGGCAGTCAATAGTGAAGGTTCGATTGAACATCTTGACCACACAAGTGACTACAAGAACATCGAGAACGCGAAGAAGGCATTGAAGCCAAAGACAGATTGGATGCGGTCATCGGATATGTGGAAGCCTCGCTCCAAGGCCCGTGCATCCCGCCCCGGCCAGCCCGACGAGTTCGATCTGTCGGAAGCGTGCTGGGATGGCTACGAGCCTGTCGGCACGAAGCGCAAGGACGGTCGAACCGTGCCGAACTGCGTGCCGATGAAGAATGAGAAGCCCGAGCGGTTTGCGGAATCGCTGCAAGCGATGTGGGATGGGAAGCAGTATCGCGTACTGACTCCGAGTGGTGCGGCGTGGTACAGCAACGATGGCAAGTCGTGGACGCTCAAGCATGGCGAAACCGTGCCGACCTCCGAAGTGCGAAAGTACAACATCAAGTTGGGTACAGGCTTCTCCCGCCCCGGCCAGCCCGAGCGGTTCGATGCGTCGAGCCTTGACCGCAAGGGCTTTGCGGCGGCTTCGTCATCGCCCATGCTCGGCAAGTTGCTCTCCGAGAAGCAAATGCCGGAGGGCGGATGGCGTGCGGTCGAGACTGGCGGCGGTGCGCTGGTCATTTCGTTTGAGGATGGCGATGTGGCTGGGAACTTCGCTCGCCGCGTGGCGAGCAACGGCTACAGCGCGACGGCTCCGGTGCAGTCCATCGGACGCTACTGGAATGTGGAGGTGAAGAATGGCAAGTGAAAACGAAGTGCGTCTGCAACTCAAGGGCGGTCGCTCAATCAAGATCATCCGCACCGAAACGCCGACGGGCGGCATGTGGAGCATTCCAGAAATGCCCGAGATCGCGGCGCATCAGAACATCTCCGTGATTCGTGATCGCCTGCGTGGCAAGGGCTTGATTGCTTCCCGCCCCGGCGAGAAGGCGACCTTCAAGGTCGAGGATCGCTTCTACTTCGGCAAGGGCCGCAAGGAGCGGTTTGGTGCTTCGGATAAGGTGGACAGCCTCATTGCGACTGCATACAGAGCCTTGAGGAATGGCGACAAGGCTGCGGCGCGTAGGTTGATTGCAAGCGCGGAAGCGTTGGTTCAGTCTGATTCGTCCGTTCCGAATTACATCGTGAACGAACTAAAGGATCTCAAGAAGTCGTTGAGTTTCTAATGCCAGCATCCCACACCGTCGAGAAGACCGAAGAAGGCAAGGTTCGCATCAAGAATCTTGAACTGTTCATGGGCTTCGATCCGTCCATTGACTCGGACGATGACGAGGCCATGCAGGGGTACGACAATCGCAAGGTGCGCGACATCGTTTCACGCACCGGGAAGTTCATCCAGCGCGGCTCGCGTCCCAAACTCGTCATTGAACACGAGAAGGACGGCAAGCCCACGCGGCCCGAGGCGGTCGGCGACATCACAAGCGTTCGCTACGAAGAGCGCAACGGCGTTGCCTATGTGGTCGGCGATGTGGAGATGCCCAAGGAGGCGTTCGACTCGCTGCTGGCGACCAACGCATTTCCTCGCCGCAGCGCGGAGATTTGGAAGGACAATCATCTGTCGGAGGTGGCTCTACTCGGGCGCGATACGCCGCGCAGGCCGCTGCCTGACACTCGGTTCACGAAGAACGGCTCGAAGGTGGTCTTTGAGCGTCCTCTTGGAGTGGTGCGCGTTTCTATTGACTCCAAGGAAAAGTTTGATGAAATTGGCGTCGGCGGAGGACTCAACACCTTCGTCCCGTCCGCAGGAACCAAAGGAAAGAACATGCCAAAGCAGATGAAGAAGAAGATGGAAGCCGAAGCAGAGGCCGAGGCCAAGAAGGCTCTTGAGGCTGCTGCCGCTATGGAGTGCGAGGCCGAAGAGGACGAGGACAAGATGGGCTACGAAGCCGATGCCGAGGCGATGGCCGCCGAGGGCATGGAGTTCGCTGGCCCCGTCGATGGCGACGAGGACGAAGAGAACTTTGAGGGCGACGAGGACGAGAAGGACGAGGAAGAGATGGAGGCTGCGTACGGCGGCAAGTCCAAGATGTCCAAGGGCGACAAGTCCACGAAGGCTCTCTTCGCTCGCGTGCAGGAACTTGAGAAGCAACTGAAGTTGGAGCGGTTCGGCAAGGAAGTCGATTCCATGATCCGCGACGGCTACCGCTGCGGCAAGTTCCGCAACAGCATGGTGGAGGAACTGTCGGACGCTGCCAACCCCGGCGCGAAGATCGCGTTCTGGAAGGCCACGATGGCCCGCCTGCCGCTGAATGTTCCGACCGTGGCGCAGCACACCGTGACTGATGAGGGTGGTGAAACCCTCGACCCCAAGGTAGCGACCGCTCGTGCGGTGCATGAGGCCGCTGGCGACCTCGCCAAGTTCAAGCAACTGTTCGCAAAGTACACGGGCCAGAAGGCCTAATCGAAAGGACAAAACACAATGGGATCTTTCTCTGACACTCCGGCACTCATCGCAGGCGGCACGATTGCCCCCTATCGTTTCGTCAAGCCCTCGACGGCTGCTGACGATACTGGCCTTCAGCAGACCCTTGGCACGCTGGCTTGCCTCGGCGTGACCGATGGCAGCACCACGGCCTTCAACAGCGCAAACCACGCCGTCAGCGGCGACCCGATCACCCTTCAGGGTGGCGACATCGTGCTGGTGGAGGTTGGTAGTGGTGGCGTGACTCGCGGCGACACGCTGGAGTCCGACAGCAACGGCAAGGCCATCACCGGCCTTACCACCACCACGACTCGTCGCTATCAGGCCTATGTGGCCCTTCAGACGGGCGCGGCTGGTGAAATCGTTCGTGCGGCTCGCGTGGCGGGCTGGAACTACTACGCCTGATCCAACGACCCAAGAACAAAAGGAGCAATGAACAATGGCTGAATACGGTGTTGGTGGTGGACTAAATACCTTTGTCCCCACTTTCTCGCCCGCGACCGGGCAGATCCAGATTGAGTTCACTCGCAGCGTCAACCGCTTCCCCATCACGCAGTACAGTCAGATCGTGCCTGTGCAACAGATGAGCGGCTACTACCTCCGCATTGACGAAGAAGAGACCGCTCGCGTGGTCAACACGCAGGATCTCCAGTGGCCTCTGGGTGAGGATCGCCCGACTGGTATCAACTCGGACTTCGAGTTCAACCAGTTCACTTGCCAGCGTTTCCAGACCTCGTTCAACATCCCGCAGGAGACTGCGCGCCAAGCCCAGTGGGACATCACCGCTTCGCACGCTCGCATTGCTGCTGCGAAGATGATGACTCATCGCGCTTATCGCGCTGCGACCACTCTGACCACTAGCGGCAACTGGACGAGCAGCGTGAACTACTTTGCGAACGCAACCGATCTGGTGAGCGGTCTTACCAGCGGCATTCAGGGAACTGACGGCGTGCAGGCGGTTGTTCGTGCGGCGATTGAGAAGATCGTTCAGAACACGGTCGGCGCAGTTGGGCCGCAGGACATTCTGATGATCGTGAACCCAACCACGGCTCGCCTTATGGCGACTAGCGACGGCGTGCGCGATTATGTCAAGAACTACCCCGCTGCTCTGTCCTTCTTGAAGGGCGATGCAACCTTTGCCGCTTATGGTCTGCCGCAGACCCTCTTCGGTCTGGGTGGTGTGGTGGTTGATGACACTGTGCGCGTGTCCACCCGTAAGGGCGGCGCGAACACTCGTGGCTTCTTCTACGGAACTTCGACTGCTCCCGGCATCGTGTTCGTGAGCCGTCCCGGTGGTCTGGTTGGTAATGAAGGCCCGTCCTTCAGCACGCTGACCACCTTCGCGTACGAGGACATGACCGTGGAGACGATGGAAGATCCGTGGAACCGTCGCGTGCGCGGCAGCGTGACCGACAACAGCGCGGTGGTGCTGACTGCCCCGCTGTCGGGTCTGTACATCGCCGACGCGAACTCCTGATCGGCTCTGACTCTGCAACTTCAGGGCCGCTCCGCTAACACCGGGGCGGCCCTATTTCATGGAGGACTGACCTATGGCAATGGCCCAACTTCTCTCCAACGCAAACTTCATCCTGTACGCAGATGCTCGCTTGCTGGCAGAACTGGCTACCGACGACAATACGGACGGCACGGTGTCGTCATCAACGATCATCACGGAAGCCCTGCTCCGAGGCGGCGAGGAGGTGGCGAGCGCAGCCACCCGGTCGAACTCTTACACCGTCAGTGAACTAGAGGCTCTCGCCACCAACGGCAACGCTTTGCTTCGCGGGCTGGTCGCCGATCTGGCCTTGTGCTTCCTGTTTGAGCGTCGCGGCGGCGATGTGCCGGAGTCCGTCAAGGCCAAGGCTAATAGGGCGCAGGAGGCTCTAGGATCGCTCCGGGACGGCAAGCGAGTGTTTGCCGTGGATGCCAACCGACAGGCTGGGACGGCCTCTGTGTCCGTCATATCGGCCTCCACGCGGGGAAGCCTCCGAATGGCTTCGGATGATTCGTTCTACCCGTCCCGGCGCACGCAGGCGTACTAATGGATCTAGGGCGCGAACTGCTCCAGCGGCTAGGACAAGATGGGGCCAATTTGGGCCTTGTACTTGTCATGCAGGCCAAGAAACGCATCCGAACCAAGGGTGCAGATGTTGGCGGATACGCTCGCTTGTGGGCTGATACTGCAAAACTGAAGGTTTGGAAGGGTCGTGGAAAGAACAAAAAGCAGGTTGAAATACCGCACTACCGGGCTGGCGGCACGCCGCTGGCTGACACAGGCAACTTGCTTCGGAGCCTAAACGGAACAACCAAAGCGATCCAAAACGGCGTGAGACTGTTTCTGCGCGGCCCGCTCTATGCGGTGTTTCAACATCACGGATTCACGACCAAGGGGCCGAACATCATTCCGTTCACTAGAGCCGCAGCGCGTGGTGGAGCAAAGACCGCCATCAATCAAATCGAGTTTGACATTGATGGCAAGGCTAGAAAGAAGCAAGAAGCGGCAAAAAAGCGCGGAGAGTTTGGCTATGCGAAACATGGTGTAACAGTTCCGGCACGGCCAATTTTGGCGATGCCATCATCTGCAAAGAGAGAGGTGGCGCGAGCAATTGCCCGCTCTCTTGGTGCGCGTTAGAATCAATTTAGGAGATAAACCATGTCAACAGCAATCAATGTCACGGGCCCACACACGATCAAGTGGGGATCAGGTTCTACGGCAGCATCCTCAGTGCTTGGTCGCGGTGACAACAACGACTTGTTCCGCATCGAAATGAGCCACAAGTATGTGGACATTCAGACGAATGAGTTTGGCGACATGCCCGCCGAGTCAATTATGACTGGCATCACCGCAACGATCAATTTCAGCCTTGTATCTTACGACCCCGCAGAGGCTGGAAAGTTGCAGGTTTACTCAACTGGCAATGGTGCTGCTGGCGGTGAAAGTGGAAAGTATCCAGCCACAGGCACGCTAACGGGAGCGGGTAATAACACAACCGCAAATGATTTGACATTGAACTTCGCTCTTGTTCCGTCAATCAGCGGTCGCCGTGGCATTACCGTGTTCCGAGTGCGTCCTACAAAGTTGGATTATCAGGAGTTTGGTAACAAGGCCACTCGACTTGTGTTTGCTGGCGAAATCCTGCCCGATGTGGATACGGCTGGCTTCGGTACGCTGTACACCTTCACCACCTAAACACAGGAGCCTCCATGAAACTTGACACTCAAATGCTGGATTTGGAAGTTGGTTTGGCCGATGGTCGCCAGTTCCGTATCGACGCAAGCATCTTCATCGCCGATCTGCAGTTGAACAACGCACTCGACAAGGGCGACGCGCAGGCTGAAATTGCTGCGCTCAAGAAGTCGGTGTTCCCTGCGGAAGCGGTCGAGGGTCTTGATGACACGCGACTGTTCGCCATCGTGCTTCGTGCGAAGTTGAAGTTGGCATCTCTGGGAAACGCGCTCGCGCCATAAGCATCTTTACGGCTGTTTATGGCGTAAACCCGTTCGACTTTCCCAAAGACATCGCAATCGGCATGATGCTGAATATGCGAACAGCACTCGCTTGGAAGGCATTGCCAACAACGCAAGCCATCGGGGCTGCGGTTGGCGGAAGGGGAGCGGCAAACGAATTGACTGCTGCCCTGTTTGGAACGGAGCCGGATACGAAGGCGCAAATTGAGGCGGCTTTTGATTCCGCCAATCAGGGAAGCAAGCAATGGCGATCTCACTGACCACTCTTTACAACCGACTCGGCAAACTGTTCGGCGTTGCGAAGTCGCAGATTGATGCGCGAAGCGCATTGCTGGATCGCATCAAGGGAACGGGTTCATATACCGGATCGGGCCTTGACGGACAGTATGACTCCAGCACTCGATACATGATTTCGGATGTGCTGGCGTACTTCTTGAATCTGTATTCAAGCACGGACAGTTCAATCAGCAATGTGGTTCAGGGTGGTGTAAAGACGCTTACCGAGATGATCACGGCAGACAACGATTCGATTGCGAAAACGACAAACGCTGCGTTGCAGGAACTGAATCGGCAGATGCGAAGTGCTGGAACTTCGCTGTACAAGAATGTGGTTACGCAGGGAAGCGTGTCGTACTCGGGAAGCAATGTTGGAACTGGCAAAGTCATCCTTCATGGCAATCCCTCGCAGATGTCTGCAAGCGAAACTATTCGCGTGCAGTGCATTAGCGACACGACTACTGGTGCGGCACTTGGCCGAGAAGTGTTCCGAATTACTGGCACTGCTCGCGTTGCTGATTCGACTTCGTATTTGTGGCCGGGAGGTTCGGGCTGCAACGCGACTCTTGCCAGCAGCGACTACACCGATTCCAAGAACACACTTCAGAACGGCGGCTTTGATTCGTTTACGGGCGGCGTTCCGGACAGTTGGACGGTCACTGGTTCGTCTGCTTTGTCTCAACTTTCGACAGGCACATTCCGCAACGGGTCTGCATTGCAGTTCAGTGGAGCGGTCGCAGCAACGGCGGTGCAGACAAGCCCACAAGTTGTTCTTGGCCCCGGCAAGCGCATCTTGTTTGGGTTTTGGGCCAAGAAGATCAGCGGCACATCTACACGCGATATCGCTATGGCCTTGTCTACGCCAACTGGCGATCTCATCGAACAGGATGCGGCAGCGTTGACCACATCATGGGCGCTGAATGTGTTCTCTTACACCATGCCTTTCGATGCTCCGGCAACAACGGTCACGGTGGAGTTGCGTTTCGATCAGGATGTGGGATGCGTCAAGGCCATTGACTGCGCGTTCGTTTTTGTGCCAAGTCAGTACGGAGTGAATGGGCAGTTCATTCAAATCATCGGTGGCGCAACGGACTGGCGAATCGGCGACTACGCGACCGTGGCAATCACCAACAACTACCAGTCGAATGTGTTGAACTACACCGAACGGTTCTTTGCTCCGTTCGCTAGCGGAATCGAACTGCCAACCGACGCAACTGGAACCGTGACGAATAGCGTGATCCCGTGAGTACGACTTCGACTACCACGATTGGCGACTTCTTCAAGGCTCTCGCCACTCGGTTGAGTAATCAGATGTCAGTTGCAGCAAACCGCTGTTTCGTCGTTGACAAGTTGCACTTGCAAGATTCGGCTGTTCCAAACTTCCAAATCGAACCGTCGAGCATGATCATTATGGGCGACGAAACGGGTTTGAACATCTTCGTCTTGGAGTACAAGGTTCACGCTGTTGCCAAGGTGGAATATGACTTCGCCAAGCGCATGACGGAGAAATTGGTCGACAACAAGAGTGCGTTTCAGGAAGCGTTCAATGCCGCATCTGCCCTGAATAAGTACGAGCCGACCGGAGCCGAGAATCAGGTGTTCTTGCGGCTGGACAACGGCACTTACGATGCCGAAACTGGACTGACCTACGCGACCGCCACATTCCGAACTTTCGTAAGGGTGCTTGCAGATGGCTGACGAATCACTGGGACATATCGACATTCGGTTTGCAGGCCAAGCAGCGACCCCAATGGGCGGCCCGGGAGGCCAAGCCTCCGCTGGGGCCACCGGAGCATCTGCGGACGCTGTGGAGCATCTAGGCGACTCTGCCATCCGGCTGTCGCAGGGCATTGATAAGTTGAACACCGTCTTCCTGTCGAGCGCAGGAATGCAGGGGCATCTCGGCAAACTGACGGTTCACCTGAAGTCGGTCAACGATTCGTTGGCACGCATCTCGGTGATGCTAGATCAGTTTGCGAACTTCACGCGACAGAGTTCGGGTGGCATGAGAATGCTAGATGGAACGGTCGCCGATACGGCTTCGGCCGTGTCTGATTTGCGAACTGCATCCAAGACTGCTGCGGACACGGAAGAAGAGTCGAAGGGCGATGCACTATCGAAGCGCATCAAGCCGTTGCAGGATGCGTTCGACAGCATTGGGCAGGGCATCTTCGCTAGCGGCGGTGTGCTTGATGGTTTGATTCAGATGGGCGGAAAGGTCGGCAGCGTTGCCGCAGGCATCTCGTTGGCTGGTGCTGCGATTGCTTTGGGCACAGGTCTGCTGGAGGGGTTGGCTGATGCGCTCGGCAAAGCAATTCAAGCATCAGAAGAATGGGCACGCTCAACAATCGAAGCGGCCAAGTTGTCCTACGGCGGTGCAATGGCTGCTGCGCGACTTCAGGTTGGAGAGATGCAACAGCGCATGGCTATGGGCGAGGCTCTCGGCCCGTTGGCAAATGCGATTGCGACAAGCCAGTTGATTCTGATGGATGCAATGACTCCCATCAAGACGGCTCTTGCTGCTATTTGGGGTGGCTTGTCGGCATTGCTGGCTGGCATCCTGAAGGCTCTCGCACCCTTGATTGCCGGAGTGTTGGATTTGATTCTTGGTGCAGTCATCGGCATCCTTGAAGTCCTCAAGGGCATCGGAGATATGTTTGGCGGCACTGGCGGTGCAATTGCGCTCGGAGCGACGGGAGCAGTTGGCGGTGCTGGGATTGGCGGCGCAGCAGGTGCGTTGATCGGTGGCGGCATCGGCGCGTTGTTCGGAGGTGTTGGCGCGATTCCCGGTGCGATTCTCGGTGCAAAGATCGGAGCCGTTGCTGGTGGTGCGACAGGTTTAGGCCTCGGAGTTGAAGCCGGAATGAACATTGAAGAAATGAATCTCACAATTTCGGATACGCTTGAAGAACTGAAGCGTTTCCGAAAGAACTACAACGCGACTAATCCGGCTCCAGCAGGCATTTCGACTATCAACCTTTGGGCATTGTCGACTTTCTCCGGCTTGGGTTCTTCGCACTTCGGCCCAACACCACCACCGCGTCCAGCATTCAGGCCATAAATGCAGATCAAATACAACGGCATCGTTATTCAGCGTGCACGCATCGACCGATTCTCTGCCACGAACGAATACCCCGGCGAGTCATTTAACTCCAATGGTCGAATGTATGAACTAGAGGGGGTCGGCGTTGTTCATACGGGCGATGAGGGCTACGCAGCGAACAGCATGGACACGATTGATGCGATTCGCGCCCTGTTGAATCAGCCGCGAAAGCCACTGCTCTATCGGTTTGATGACATGACCGCCGGAGTGTTCAATACGCTTTGCGCGAATAGCGAAGGCAACAATGGCACTAATGACAAAACTGTTCCGGTGTCTTTGAGCGATTCGCGAAACGGGCCGCTGACACAAGTAACCATCACAAAGATGTATGGCAAGAACAGCAACGCCGCATTTTTTGTTGCGTTTCATTTCAAGTGGTTCTCATGTGCAGAGCAGCGCGTTCAGCGGTTCGACTTTCAGATCACGACTGAAATTGATACCGCTGGCTTTTTGACTCATCACTACAGCGGAACGCTTGAAGTGTCGGCTGCATGGTCTAACTCAACTAACCAAAACAATCCGGTCGGCAAGCAGACGACTTGGGGGCCGACCACGATTGAGAACAATGATCGCGGCCCATATCCCGATCTGTATCGAAGGCTTGTGACTCCGACTCTTCCCGGCGATCAGTGGCGGCGACAGAAGCAGGAATACACGGTTACGCCATCGCTGCGAACGCTGACTTGGAATGTGACGGACAAGGAATTGTTCCGGCAGATGCCATCCGATCTTGCTCCAAATCCCAACGGTACGCGAGCAGGCAATATTCGTAACCCGGATGGAGATGCATCATTCACATTTGAAAGAACTCTTGCTGACAATCCCGGTTTGTTCGGTCGCAAGACATTTGAAATGAACTTGCGTTGTGATCGCAACACCGATCCGGCAGCAATCATCGAATACATCTTTATTGCTAGCACTGCTCGCATCACTTGGGTTCCGCCCAAAAACGACATCGTAGAGTCTATTTCGATCAGCGAACCCAACATCTACACCGACAACAAGGTGTCGGTCACAATAGTTGCGCGAGGAACAGACCCAAATACATTGCAGGCTCCCGTCAGCGTAGTGACGAAGATGTTCACTTCACTCGCTGCTAAAACGAAGGGAGCGACTGGCGTTCCTGATCCGTATCAACTGGGACACGGCTACACGATGGGACAGGCAACGGTCGATCCGTTGAAGTTCCAAGTGTGTCAAGGCTTGTCAGAAGTCATTGAAGTTGTTGCAAACAGTGGTGAAGACCCCGGTGTTCCAGAGAATACCGATAAGCCTCCAGTCACTGATGATGCGACCCTTCCGCCTGATACCGTGACCGATGATCAGGTCAAGAGGGACAAAGACCTCGGCTTCAAAGACAACTGCATTCGCGAAAGCCAATCGTCGCAGTTCTACGAGATCGTTGACTCTGGCATGATCTTTATTGAGCCGACTGGCGCGCCATTCTTGATGCCTATGCAGATTCGCGCCCCGGTCGTGTTGGTGCATCAGAAGGTGATGATGGTCACCAGCAATCGATCAAACCCAATTCCGTGGCCGAGCGTAAATGGCGATCCGTTTATTGTGAAGTCACAAAAGATCGTTGTAGACCATGCTTCTCCAGACGCGGGTGGCCGCATCGTTTGGAAAGTGATGGCCGAACGCACTATTCAGATTCAGACTACCAGCAGTCGATGGAGCAGGCGCATTGGCGCATCCGCAGCAACGGGTTCTTCTTTGGTTGGCGGTGCGGAATCTATTGGGCCTGCGCGACTGGTGTATTCGCCTGACGAAGCGTATCAGGGTCGCAATCCGTTTAGCGGCATGAACAAGTTCAGCATGAAGCAAGTCGATACGAGCGGCAACGAAACTCAACAGGATTTCGTGGGATGACAGCAGTACGCGGTTCCATTTGGTGGAGCGGCAACGCTACAGATCCAAAGTCAGATGTGTTTGCTGGCTATGTGGTCAATCGCAGCGAAACGATTGATGCCATGCTTGCAGAGGCTGGCTTTGATCCCAATTCGATCAACCACATCAAGACTCCGTTGTTCGGGGCAAGTCGCTACTGCGAATGCACGCTGCTGGTGGCTACGGATTCGACGCGGTCTGGTGGCGACGATCCGCTGCCACAAGCGGCAAAGTTTAGCGGCTTTGATCAGCGCGACCGATTCACAATTGTTCTGACCGAACCAACTGGTGGCGGAAGCGGAGGCGGATCGACAGGTGGCGGTGATAATCCCGGTGATCAAACTGGCCCACAGACGGGTGGTGGCGCAACACCTGATGACATTGAAACTGGCACTAGACCGCAAGGCGGCGGTGATGATGTTGCAGATTTGACCGGAGCGACAGCATCTCCTGCGTCGGGAACGATTGCGTTGACTGGCGGAACGAATCTTGGCCGTGCAATGCGTTGGCGTGGGATGATTCACACCTCCGCATATCAACTGCTTGCCGATCTGAATGGGTCGCCTGTTATTCCAAGAACGCCGTGGCAAACCAACAAGGCATTGTGGGTGTTGAAGTTTGCTGATCCTCGACTGTCGTTGCAAGCGCAGGGTGTTTCGTTCGTTTCGGCGGAGTTTGGATCGGACAGCAAGGCGGGTTATTTGATTGACCAGTGGAATATGCTGGCGGACAACCCCTTGCATTTCGTTGCAAACACTTGCAAATCCAGCACTGCATATGAGCCGGACGATCAGATGGCATCGCCGATTCCGCTGTCAAAGTCGGGAGCCATCAAGCAAGCAGACATGATCGGCGTGCCGTGTCCTGACTTTTGGTACAAGGACGAACAGTGGTACGCGGATGAAATCCTGAACTACTATGTCGCGAAGACGCAATCCAAAGACCCGCAGGTGTCATTGGATCGTTGGCCGATCACCTATGTGTATCAGAAGGTTGTGCAGGATGAAGAGAAGCGTGGCGATTTGTGGAACCTTGATCTTCGTGGTCGCAGTATTGGCGAAGCGTTGGACGAGATTGCTGGTCGAATCGGTTGCATGTGGAAATGGGATCGCTACAAGATGCAGTTGTCGTTGGTCAAACTTGACTACGGCAACGACATGTCGGGTCAGTATGTTCGTGGCTCGACTGACGGCTACCTATTGAGTTCGTGGGAAAACAACAACACGGCGTATCGCGTCGGTGGCGGCTTCAGTCAAATCACAACAGAACTTCCCCAGTTGTTGTATGGCACGGTGCATCAAGTTCGCCATGTGTCCTGCTGGGGAGTGACGAACAGCGGCAAGAGTCAAGTATTTACCGATGTTCGCGCATCGCAATCGACCGATGGCGTGCGCGTTCCCGGCGATGAGACTCCCGAAAGGGATACCGTGCTGGGAGCATCGCCGCGTCCGCCGCTGTATTACCAACTGAACACCAGCCCATATGGCGGTCGTGTGCAATTCATCGGCGACCATGTTCCGGCTTTCGTTGGTTATGAATCTGACGGTGTTGGAAGTAGTAGCAATAACGGATGGTTCAAAGATCCGGCTTGGGCATCAATGGTTGGCCCGCCACCGATCCCGTGGAACAAGAAAACGGGTACGTGTGCGTGGTGGTTGAAGGATTGGCCGATCAACCTTGAAGAACGACTTGAAGTTGTGGTCGATCGCTACAAACGTGCGCAGTTCGTCATTGACGGCAATGTGATTCTGAATCGACTGCCGTCTTATGCAGCAAACACTCCCATGAATCAGAGTCCCGGTAGCGGATTCCAGTGGGACGAAGTGTATTTTGGATGCGGTTCCAAGCCGTTGGTGTATCGCATGTGGGGCAGCAACACTGACACTTTGATTGTTCCGCACTTCATTTCACCCCCGCGAGTTAAAGCGTATGGCCTTGGTTCCCAGTATCAGGCGAACGGATTTACCAACCTAGTTAGCATTCAGAAACGCTGCGGCATCGTGCGTTCGTTCCTTGCGAAGTTCAAGCAACAGAAAGTTCTGAAGCAAGATGCGAACGGTACGCCATATGTGTGGCTGTATCGATTCGCAGAAGTCTTTCCCGACAATTTGCTTGACGGATCGTTCGCTAATGGCAACGAGTATGGACATTCAGCACTCGGCGCACGCGGTAACGCCATCAATCTATGTGAGATGAATGGCGATCTATCCAAGGCTCCGACCATGAACTTTGACGGCGGCCTGCTGCGCTACAACGCAACCTCGACGGAGACGAAAATCGTTCGTACTGCTCCGGAGGGTGTTGCACCGTGCTACGAATACGCGCATCCCAGCGGCTTCACGATGTACTACTTGATGGCTCCGAACGGCGTGGATGTGACTTGCCCGACATCCGTTCCGTTCACGGCTCCCAACCCGGCGTGGCAGAAGTCCGGTGCAAGCGGCATCGCAGACATCGGTGGCGCAAGCATCGCTAGTATGATTCAGCAATGAGTACACCATTTCTACTTCGTAAGGCTTTGTCCGAAACCGAGTCGCCGCTGCTGATCGCGTCCGGTGGTTCGTATTATTTCAAGTCGATCAGTTTTTCCAACAGCCACAGTTCTACGGTGACGGTGTGGCTAGCCGTAACGGCTGGCCGTGCATTTGCGCAGCAGGGTGATTTTTTGCTCAACTCAATGACTATTAGCGCAACTAATTACCTTGTCATCAATGATGTGCTTGTGCCGGACGGTCACGAGTTGCGTGGATATGTAAGTTCCGGGCACGGAGCATATGTCAGCGTAGTCGGCTCTGGGGTGTTTGAGTGAGCCAAAGGCTCGCCGAGTGCTGTTGCGTAACTCGGACAGGGGCATGCAACAAATGCACTAGCCTGCCATCCGCGTTCAACTGTTCTGTGTCGATGTCAGGACTGCTGAACTACTACGGAACTAGCCGACCTGTTTCAGGATCATTTTCCGTGCGACTAGATGCTGCGTCGGATTGCGCAGGCTGTGTCTATAGCAGCAGCATTTTTGCAAATCAAGATCATCGAACCGTATGGACAAACTGTTCTAGTTCAACGCCATACAAGGCAGCACATCCATTGCATCGGTTTTCTGCTGGGCAAGTCAATGTGTCTGGATCACTTGTTGAAATGTTCCTAGTCGTGTTTGGTGCAGTTCTGATTCCCGACGCAGCGAATGAATCAGGCATCTTCAACTCCGGATCCCAGAAGGGTGTCTTTGTGTGTTGGGGCGTTGACACCACGGTGTCGGTTGGAGTCTCAAGCAGGCAGGTAGCCATCCCTCCAGATCCATCATTCAATAACACAAGCAAGCCGCTTTATTGCTTTTTGGGTATCACGGAAGAACAACTTGGAAATGGACTTCCATGCTGGGCGCAATTTGGTTCTCCGACATTTGCGCAGGGCAGTTGGGCTGACAGATTGATTGCAAGCGGTTGCAACAGTCCGATGGGAACCTATTCGCATCGCAATCCATCCGGTCAACTCGGGGTGTCTTGGACTGCGGTGATTTCGTGAACTGCAAGCATTGGAGCGACTGCGGCGTGCCTTCTGGCGGCTGCTGCGCTGCGGGGCATTTTGGTGGCAAGCCTTCGCTTGGGGTATGCGCGTCCTGCCCACATGCAAGCAATAGCCGCCCCGGCATCGTGGACTACATCAAAGCCGTCCCGTCCGTACTTGTGGCCTCCGTGACCGCCGACAGCCCGATGTCCGAACGGCGATTAGCGATCTGCAAGGGATGCGACCAGTGGAGTAACAACCGATGCAAGCAATGCGGCTGTTTTACCGGGCTGAAAGTGCGCCTGCCATCCGAGCGTTGTCCTATGGGAAAGTGGGAAGCCGAAGGCTAAACTGCACCCATGCCTAGCCTGCTTCCAGATTTCGGTGCGCGTCTTGGTTCGCTCTTTGGTTATGCCAACGATGTGCAGACCAAGACCGTGAACCTGTACACCGCAGACATTGACACCGTGCTGTCCTTCTACGAAGGCACGGCCTTCCGTGGCGACACCGCGAACCTTGGGCCGCTTCAGAACCTCTCCACCGGGCTTTCATCCACGCTTGGCGTGCCTGTGTATGCCGCGATTCAGCAGAGCATCACCGCCACGATCATCAACGACATGCGCGACATGTACAGCGCATACGACGGCACGCTGGCGACTGCGCTCCGCAAGTTGCGCGACCAGATGACTTCCGAGTCCTACAAGTTTCAGGCGGTTGGTACGAGCAGCGTCACCTACACGGCGACAAGCGGCAACCAAGGCACAGGAACGGTTCTGGTGCGAGCCTATCGTCCGGCCTCGTCTAGCCTGTATTTGCAGGAGATGTACAACGAAACCATCCGCATGAACTGCACGGTTGGCGGAGACATCGGAAACTTTGGCGAGGCCACCTTTGCTTTCACGGGCTTCTCGTCCTACGCCGCGAACAACATCGCATGGCCGGGTGGATCTGGCTTGAACACCACGGTGCAGGCGACCAGCGCGAGCATTACGGCTAGCGTTGGCGCACCCGGCGTGAGCATCCTTGCGAACGGTGATTTTGAAAGTTGGAGCAGCAACACGCCGCGTGCGTGGACGATTGTGACGGGCACGGCGGGCACGCAGGTGACGCAGGGCAGCACGCCGTGCCGTGGAACCTACGCGCTCCAGTTCGTCGGGAACGGTTCAACGCTCACTCGCATTCGACAGCAGATCGCGTCCGGCTCCGGCGCACCTACGAGCGTGCAGGCCGAGACTGATTACGCGATCACCTTCTACGCTCGAGTGGCTGCATCGACGACGGGAACCGTTGTAGTGGCCTTGCGCGATGCGTCGGGAACGACGGTCGGTTCTGCCGTCACCTTGAATCTCGCCAGCCTGTCCACAACCTACGCTTTGCAAAGCGCGACATTCAGCATTGCAAAGTCCGCGCTGCCGACCACGCTGTATCTCGACATCTACAGCACGGCAGCGATCGCCAACACGGGCACGCTGATGATCGACGAATTGGTGCTGGCTCCCATGACTCGGCTGTACGCGGCTGGCCCCTCCGTCCTCATCACCTGCGGCGCGACGGACTGGGCAACTAACGACTCGGGAACAATCGCGGCTGTGAGCGATGCTAGTTCGACAGGTCTGTTTATGAAGGGATTCTCACGCTGGGTCGGCGCAGAGCGTCAGGGCATCTATTTGCCGCTGACCGGAACCAACACGCTCTCTGATTCGCTAGTGACGATCTAACGCATCGGACGGCGTGCGCGGCGGTCTTTGCGCTGCCCGTGCATCGGATCGATCGCTGTGCCTCTGCGTGGCCGTAGCGCGTGCCGGATGTTCAGGATGTTGCGTATCTCATCCCCGAACAGGCAGTCGCCAAACTTGGTCAGGTCGAGCATGGTGCGGAGCGATTCGCTAGCGGCTTCGATGTCCCCGGCAAGGCCGTGGGCTTCCATGTCGCGCAGCGTGTCCGCTACATCGCGCAGCATGTCTGTGATTGATGGTGGGCGTGGTGGTGGCTTCCTTGCCATGCGAGCAGCGTACAAAAGAAAGCCCCTACCGCACGGAAGTACGGCAGGGGCGAGACACCCGCATGCGCCGCGAAGTGATGGGGGCGGCGGCGCAGCAGAATGATTGTAGCGGCTAGCGGTGCGAGTCCGCGCCGAAGACATCGTAGATCGACGCATCTTCGGCCCAGCGATTCACCCAGTCGCCACGCTTGCCCAGCCAGTATTCGTTGCCGTCGCCGTCAATGCGAGCCACGGCGTACATGATCTCTCCATCCGGCACGCAGCCCCGGTCGCGGATATCGCATTCCAGTTCGATGGAGTGTGTAATGATCGGCCCCCACGGACTCTTTGCGCGGATCACCTCGTGAGCAAGGTTCTCTAGCGACTGCATGTAGAGTGTGTGAACGCGCCCGATCTGACCGTTCCCGTGCATGATCCATGCGATGTGCGTGGCATCGCGTGGTAGGCGGGCGTTGTGCCACGGGATGGGAGAGGCCATGTCCGGTCGATTCATCGGATCACCCGGCAGCACTACGCGCATCTCCGGCGTGCGCTTGTGCGTCAGAACGATGTAAGTACAGGCGCACACCATGACAATGGAGCAGCCTACGAGGATTTGCATCAGTTCAATCATTGGTGACTCCTAGTCGGGCTTCGACGGCCAGCAGCAGTTCCCGACCTTGGCGTAGCCACTCCTCGCTAGTGGCGTTGGGCGTGCCGCCGTTCGACACGGCATCGGAATCGGCTTGCGCCTGCATTCGCACTACATGCATGCGAAGGACGGGCCGGACGCGAGCGAGCAGGCGAGCCTGAATCTCCTCCTCGTCGGCTGCGTTGGCTACGGCCTCGCGCAGCGCAACCAGAGCCGCGCAGTTGACGGGTTGGGTGACCGACGATCCGCAGCAGGCTGCGACCTGCGGGATCGTGGAGAGGATGTCAGCGGCGGTTTGGATGGGTGTCATGGGATGAACTCCAAGCATACGCCGTTTGCCCAACTACCCGCGAGGAACGCCGCAACGGACAGGGAGCCGAACGCGAAGCCCAGCCAGAAGTCAAGGTAGGACTCGCGCTTGTTCATTCGCGGCCTCCTGCCGGGTACAGGTCGGCAAACATCTCCGTGATGTGATCAGTCGCGCTTCGCAGGCGGCGCGAGTCGGTCAGCGCGTCAAGGATGCGCTCGGCGTGCAGGCTGTCTTGGCCGCGCTCGTTCATCACGGTCAAGC